GGAGATGCGTATTCATTGGCAAGCAGCCCGGCGGGTCTCAAGGTAAGGAAGAACACATGAACACCAGAGAGATTGAGCATATGTGGAAGGTTGCCAGCAACAACCCAAACCACGACACCAATTGGCATGACCCAGTTGTTGTGGCCTTTGCCAAGATGGTGGCAGCACAGCGGCAATGGGTTGGGCTGACGGATGAGGAGCGCACAGAAATTAGGCGAGAACATTACGCACGAACACTTCCACTTATGGATGCCATAGAAGCCAAATTACGGAGTAAGAACGCATGACACCAAAACAAGAAGAAGCGTTGCGGGATTACTTGCGTGAGGCTGTCGTGCCGCTGATTGAAGATGTGCTGACCAAGAAACTGGGGCAAGCCATGACATTTGCAAAAGAAGAACTTGCACAGCCAGCAGTACCCGATGCGTTTGGAACGCGAGAGGGCGAGCACCCCCAATACATCCAAGGCTGGAACGATTGCCGCGCCGAAACTTTAAAAATGAGGAAGCCATGACAAAAGAAGAAGCCCTCGCAGCCATCAAGCTGCTGTCCGCACTGGAGTCGTGGAGCTTCAGCTTAAAACAAACCATACCCGACTACCTGCACGAAGACCTGCAAAGGTCAATGGAAGTGCTGGAGCGTATTATTTTGGAACAGCCATGAAAAAACAAACCTGCAACTGCCACCCCGACAGCCCATTCCACTGGGCCCACGAACCACGGCCAAGCATCTTCACCAAAGACATGGCATTCCGGCCAAAAGCCGCGCAAACTTACGCCCACCTCACCCCAGAGGAAAACGTCGTGGCCTACAAGGTGTTCAGCATCCACGCTCGCGCTCACCCGAAAACCAAGCCACAATTGAACAAGCACGAGCTTTAACACAAGGAACTCACATGCGACCCGCCATCTTCTCGACCGACGAACCACCACAGCCCATCACCTGCGTAGAAACTCTGGAATATGTCCAAAGCCTGCGCAGAAGGATCGAGGTGCAGAATGACCTGGGGGAGCATCTCTCCAACCAGGTCCTGCACCTCTTGGCGAAAAACAGAAGGCTGGAAGGGGAGGTCGAGAAACTCGCCCTCGACCTGGGCGTCATGGACGGAGGTCCAGGCGTTGGATGGGTCAAGGCACCCAGATGACCCACCCCCTCCAAGAAATACTCGAGGTCCTCGGATCACGGCCCATGGTCCAAGTCGTCATCCTCACCGCCGGTGGGGTCAAGTACGCCCTCATCGGGCCCGTGATCCAAGACCCACGGGCCACGGAGTTCGGAGAAGTCACGGAAATCGAGTTCGGCGACCTTATCCCCCTCGAAGTCGCAGCAAAAATGCTGGCCGGCGAACACAAGGAAGCACTGGGGATCAGCCTGCAGTGAAATCAGCGCCCTGGACCGTCCAGGCGGTCTGTCTCCACCAGGTTGTCCATTCTGATGTCCGTGCGGTCGCCGTTCAAGAACTTCAGACGGTTCTCGGGCCAATACCCCATGCACAAGGCCCACACCACCTTGCCCGCAGGGCACGACACCCCGTCAATGTGCACCCGCAGCTCATTGCGAGGTGTCTCATAGCCGGCAAAGGAGCCCGCAGCACGGCCCTTGCGCCCCACTTTCCACAACAACGCACCATTGCCCGCAGGGCTGTAGTCAAAAAGCTCGTTCAAGCGCTCAATCGAAGGATGGGACATGGCAAAAGCTCCAGGTTGCAAGGGGAGAGGCAATTGTATAAAGATAAATGGATATGTACAAGGATAAATGAGGCGGGGGTAAGGGTTAATACGTAGGGGAGAGGGGTTCGAGGACCACGGACCGGGGATATTTGGGGAAATATATAGTATTTGTAGAATATATGTTACCTCATAAATATTTTGAGTTGAAAACAGTGTAATAGACGTAATGATGTAATAAGTGAATTAGATCAATAGGTTAGAGCAATACAGTATGGATATACAGGTGTATGAGGTGTAATTCACATAAAATGCGCGCGGACTAACTTTTTGAAAAAAACTTTTCATACATGACCCTAAAAAAGTCTATATAAAACCCTGAATTTGACCTTGAAGAGGCTCTTTAGGGGCTTTGGTTGCGTTGGCTGTGGATTTGTTGCACAATGTGGGCATGAACATCGACAAAAACATCCCCTTGCCTGGCGGTGGCGACCCCCGCCAGCGCTATCCATTCGCTGATATGGCCCTTGGAGACAGTTTTCTGATCCTGGATGCCACCTGGATCAAGAACCTGCGCAGCGCGGCCTACATGCACTCGCGCAGGAACCCTGGCACGCGGTTCACGTGCCGCCGGTACGGCGAAGGCTGGCGGCTGTGGAGGGTTGCCTGATGGGCGCGTATAAGGACGAGAAGTTCTTGGTGGGGAAGAAGCTGGGGGGCATTGACGGCCGAGTGGAAGAGCGGATCACCCGCCCGGTCAAGCCACACAAGCCCCGCGTGCTGTCGCCTCAAGAGTGGAAGTTTGTGGAGGAGTTCGTGGCTGGCGATGGCCACGTGACCTTGAAGGAAGCGGCCTTGAGGGCCGGGTACGGTGAGACATGGGCGAAGAACAGAGCGCGAGAGCTGACCGACCCAGACGCCAACCCGCACATCGTGGTCGCGATCCAAGAGCGAAGGCGCGAGCTTGGTGAAAAGTACGCCACCACATTCGAGCGCCACATGCGCGACCTACAGATCATCCGGGATCAGGCGTTGACCGCTGGGGCCTATGGTGCGGCTGTCCAAGCCGAATATCGAAGGGGCCAAGCCTTGGGCACCATTTACATCGAGCGTAAGGAAATTCGGCATGGCACGATCGACAGTATGAGCAAGGACGAGGTGCAGCGCAAGCTGGACGAGATCAAACGCCTGTACGGCGGCCATGCCGGGCCTATTGTGGACGTGACCCCCAAGCAGATTGAAGAAGAACCCGACGAGGAAGAACCAAATGGCCCTGAAACCGGAAGCGAACCTGTACAAGAGGGTCCGGGAAAATATCCCAAACTGCCATTTCACCCGGATTGAGTCCCGGGTCAATCTGGGCATCCCTGATGTCCTGATGGCATTCCCGCACGGGGTGTTTGTCATGGTCGAGCTGAAGGTGGTCAAGCGCGGCCGCAAGGTCAACCTGTCGCCGCACCAGGTGGCATTCCACATCAAGCATGCCGACCTGCGCTGCCCGACTTATGTCCTTGTCCAGTATCACCCGGCCGGCACCACACATGCCAGCAAGTCCGAGTTGCTGCTGTACTGCGGGGAGCAGGCCATTGACTTGGTTAACCTGGGCATCGACACCCCTGCGCTGGCCCGGTGGCCTTGGACAGGCATTTCATGGGCAGAGCTGCGAAACCATCTTGTGGACAGTTGACTTGTATGCTCGGGTTGTGCTAGGATCACAAACACCTGGATGTCCCAGGCAACCAAGAAAGAGAGAAAGACATGAAAACATCAGAACTGACGGGCGCTGCCCTTGATTGGGCGGTGGCGAAGTGTGAGGGTTTGGCCGTCAGTGACAGGGCCACAAAATGGCGGTCTAAAAACTGCCCACATCTTTACTCTACAGATTGGGCAAAAGGTGGGCCGATCATTGAGCGGGAATGGATCGACCTGCACTGCGTCAATGACTCGCTTTGGGAAGCTGAGTGCCCCGCGCCCGGTGGCCTTGCTATGCAGAACGGCCCCACACCCCTAGTCGCCGTTATGCGCTGCTACGTTGCCAGCAAATTGGGCCACACCGTGGAAATTCCTTACGACCTGGTAAAAGAGTGACGCATGCGCCGAGCAGAACGCCGCGCGCTTTACCGCGCGCTGAGACGACCCTTGCCGAAACCCTCCGACGACAAGCAAAACAAAGGCCTGGTCTTCAAGCTGCTGGGCTTTTGGCTGTTCCACAAAATATTTGGTGGGGACAGTTGACAAGTTGATAAAAGTAGTTTTACAATGCACCCGTGCCAGGCATTTCGCCGGGCCAAAACCTAGAAAGAGAGAAAGATATGGAACTGAATTCACTCATGCAGGCCCTGGCAAAAGACCTGGCCGAACAAATGCGCCCAATGGTGCGCGACATGATCCGGGCCGAGCTGGTCACCGGCCACGTTGACCCGGCCGCAATTGCTGAAAATATCGACCTGTCAGAACTGGTTGAACACATCAACCTGGCCAACTTGGCCGGGGAGCTGCGCGACAGCCAGCTGACCAATATTGCGGGCAATATTGACCTGACGGACCTGGCCGGAGAATTTGACGGCGACAAGCTGGCCAAAATTGATATGGAAAACGTGATAACCGAATGGTTTTCGGGGCAGTCTTTCACCATTCGACCATAAAAGGGGCCCAGCATGAAAACGCAGACCAATATCCAGAAAGTAAATCACCTAATGACCCTGTGCCCGGGCGACCCGTTGACCCAGGCTTTCATAATCGAAGCCGTGCGCCGTTATGCGGCCGAGCTGGTCGAAGCGGGCCCGCCCGCCGAAAACCCCAGGGCCATCATTAACCCCATGGCCTGGTACACCACGGCCGCAGGGATCGCAAACCAGCTGGACCACTGGCGCGACCAGTGACCGGACCGACCGTCTTTTTTAATTGGAGAAAATAATGGATTCCGAACTTCAATCGTTTTACATGCGAAACCATGTTCAGGCCCTGGCCGATGCAAACCATTACGCAGCGCAGACCATGGAAAAGATAGGGGGCGGCTTTGCCAGTGCTCTGGCCCTGGCTTATTTCCGCGCGGACGGTGACAATAAGGCCCGCATCCTGGGGGCTTTTCCGGACTTGTTCGAAAAGTATCGGCAAATAAACACCGAAGAGCTGCGCGATCTGGCTTGATCAACCAGGACCCGACAAGACCCGGCCGCGTGCCGGGTTTTTTATTGGTGGATAGTTGACAAGTGGATAAATGTTAGATTAAAATTCCAGTCAGGCCAGCACCCGCCCGGCCGTAACCTAGAAAGTGAGAAAGAAAAATGCTTAAGACTGTAAAAAATTCGGCCAACAAAAAAACCGGTCCTATCGCGGTAACTTATCGCGCCGGTGGTCATAATGTTTTCGGCACCTGCCCAAAAACCTGCGCATTAAACCCGCAAGGCGATCACGCGGCCGACCTGATCGACGCCGATTATTTGGCGGCCGTGCGCCATGCCGTGCCCCGTAACGGCCAGGCCTGGGCTTATTCTCATTTTGCGGCCGAGCTGCTGCCCGTGCCAGCACCTGGCGAGACCGTGATTAATGCGAGCTGCGACACCATCGGCCAGGCCCTGGCCGCCGTGGCCATCGGCCGCCCGGCCGTTGTGGCCGCTCCGGCCGGTACGGTCTGGCCGTATACCGTCGAGGGCGTGCGCTTCGCACAATGCCCGGCCGAGCTGGCCGATAATTTCAGCTGCGCCCAATGTGGCAACGGCCGCCCGTTATGCGCCCGGGGTGACCGGGATTATGTAATTGTTTTCGTTGCGCACGGTAGCGGCCAGGCCCTTGTCGGTGCTGACACCCCCGGCGGCTGTTACGGTAATGGGGGACCGGTCCGCCTGGCCTGGGAGAAAACCAAAACCGGCGGCCACCAGGATGACGCGGCCGAGCTGGCGCGCTTCGCTCGCTCGCTGCCCCCTGGCTCGCTGTTACGTCATCATATCGTTGGCGACCTGGGCCAGGCCGCCTAAAAATAATGTGTTGACAGCTCAAAAAACTTTAGACTAAAATTCAATGACCGGGCGCTTTTGCCCGGTCACAACCTAGAAAGCGAGAATTCACCATGGCTCACATGATCGACACCACCACCGGCCGCGCCGCTATTGCATACGCGGGCCAAACCCCCTGGCATGGCCTGGGCCAGGCCCTGACACCTGGGGCCAGCATTGACACCTGGACCCGTGAAGCCGGGTTAGCTTATGACGTGATCGAAAGCCCCGTTCAGTATTCCAC